CTTACGCTGTTTACCGCGCCGTTAGTGTTTTCCCTTCCACCGAATTTAACGTGCATGAATAGGTGCGCTGGGGTGGCACCTGCAGGTAAACCCGCTATCGTTATTGAGCCAAGTCCCCACATGTTATCGCCCACCGACGAAATATTAATTTGCGGAATATAGGCACTTACTGGTAAAGACAATTTGAACAACATCTTTGCCCCGTTCGCTGCCAGGAAAGCGTTGTCCGTGCCCCGCATGGCAGTCGTGGGGATTGCGCCTATCGCTGTCATTAAGGCAACCAAGGTCTGCGTCGTCCAGCCGGCACCCTTCATAGCGGTCAGCGTGGCTTCAAGTGCGCCCCCGGAAACGATAAGGTCAGTCTTAGCCTTCACCAGCAGGAGCGTCGCCTGCTGGGCGTCACCTGCGCCATAGGCTTGAAACGAGTACGTACCGTCGCCATTATCAACGGCCTTTATCGGAATAAGGTTGCCAGTTTTCGGATCGTGGACGTAAAGAATTGTGTTAGCCATTTTAGCCCTCCTCGTTTTTTGGGCGCGGCTGCCATCATGACCGCGTTGTTATTGGCGAATATCGCTGCGAGGCCGACGTTGTACGTGCCGTCCAAGTTATCGGCGGCCCTGACTGACAAAAGCCGGCTGGTCTTGCTGTCCCGAATGTGAAATATTTTATTGGACACCTGCCGCCTCCTTTGTTACACCCTGATTCTGGCGCATTAGCTCTATAGCGGCTTTCCATGCGGCAGACGAATTGCTGATTGAGCCTATAACCCCGTAGCGCCGGGCGTCCATGCCGTGAGAAAATGCGTGTGCTGTTTTATCGGTGAGCTTGCCGTCCTTATCGGCCACGTAGCGGAAGTTACGCTGTTCTTTGATACAGTTCAGGCTGTCCTTTGTCCAGTATTGCTTATACTGCCGTACTTTCTGGTGGCCGAATTCTACCGAGTCAGCACCCTTCGGGCATGGCTTAACGTTGAAGTTAAAGCGGTGAATTTCCTCAATGCTTTTTGGCTCCGCGGCGTCGGCGTAAATCTCGTCGTACTTCTTGCGTACACCGAGTGCCACCATGCGGGCGGCAATGACGTCGTTAGTTAAGCCGGTGTCGTAAAGTAATTCCTGGCTGTAAAGGCATCCGTCCTTAATGACGCACTTTACCAGCACCGTCGGGTCGGTGGAAAAGCCGAAGTCAAGGCCAAAGAATGTCTGCCCGGCTTCCGGCAGCGCGTCGCACTGGTCAAAGTGCGGGTACACCAAGCCCTCCACTTTGCCTATGCGCCCCAGCCCGTAAATATTCCACCAGTTCGGGTCTTTTTTGTTGTTTTCTATGTTCGTGACGACTTCGGGCGGTAGTACGTCCATAGCGTCTAGGTATGTGCTGTGAATGTAAACGCTGTCTTTTTCGGCTATCCAGCCCGGTATCATTTTGCCGGGTTCTGTCTCATATTGGTGTACCCAAAACTCACTGACCGGGTTCCAGTCAGCAAAGGTAAAAAGCGCAGTACGAATGTCCAGCCCGCGCGCGGTTTCCCATGGTATGTTATTCGCTTCATTCAGGAACAGTATATCGCGGCGTGGGCCGCGTATTTTACCGGCTTCGTCAGCACCAAAAAACTCAATAACGGCTTTGTCAAAGTGGTACTGGTGTTCGGTGCGGTTATAGTCGTCCTCGTGGAAGAGCGGCCCCATGATGTTCATAAAGTCACGTATAGCGCCGCGTTTAAGGTGCGGCATGGATTCACTGACAATGGACGTTAGCAGCGGCCGGCGGGCATAGCGGGCAATCATAATGAGCGTTTGGATAATGCTATACGTCTTGGAGCTGGCCGTGCCGCCTTCGTTCAGGGCGCGGCGCATACCGCCGAGCCAGGCAGCCAGATTGTCCTGATAGACGCGGGTCGTCATCATCTTTTGCTGCAGCTCGGCCTTTTCAGTTGTCATAACCATTAGCGCACCTGCCAGAGTTTACCATGCAAATTTAGGCGGGTCAATCCCTTGTACTGATAAAAAAGGTCGCCGTTACTGTCGCGCCGTACCGGCTGCAGCGCGCCTTGAAAATACTGCAGCGGGGAGCGTTCCATTGCCGGCGTGTTCCAAATCTGCCGCAGTTTATCAGCCCATGTTAAGTGATTGCGCTCCCAAACAATGAGCGGGCCGACGCCCATGTTGACAAGGTGGCTCATCAGTACGTCATGCGCCCACGCGGGCGTAATGTCTGCCGGCCCTATCTCTTTGCCGGTGGCCTTTGCTTCAAGTAGCTGGTTAGTCGCGCTTTCGCGCTGCCAGTTGCCAAACACCGGGTCGTCAGGTAGGATACCGCAGCAGCAGCCCGTATCGCCAAGCTGCTTCCATACCGGGTCACTCACCCCGACTACCAGGTTAGCCGCGTGGGCGTATTCCACGACGGCGTGCATGATTTCCTCCGTCCACGCAAAAGACGGGCGATTGCAGCTCTGCGGCTTGCCGAAGCCTTTATACAGCTCCAAGTAGTCAATGCCGGTCACGGCCGCAAGGGCAGCCCAGCGCCGACGCACGTCAGCGCTCGCGTTGCCCGGGGTGAATGCCACTTCGCAGCTGACGGCCTTTGCGCCGGCCGCGGCCGCGCGGTCAATCAGTTCTTTCAAAGCGTGCGGGTGCCGGCGTGTGCTGTCCGTGACGCCCGGCAGCATCGGCCGCAGGCGCAGGGAAGTTTTGACGCCCATTTTTGACAGGGCGGCCATGGTCTGCAGCCGGTCCGTGGCCGACGGCGCGCGCAGGTCTATCTTTGCCAGCAGGTCGTCGTCGGGTGTGATCAGTGAAAAGGCTACCCAAAATAGTTCAGGCGCGGGCGCAAGGCGCGCTTGATAGTCGGACAGCAGGAACAGCTTGCCCTTTGTGCTTAACCGTACCGGCTGTCGGTACTTGATAGCCAGGTCAATAAAATCCAGTAGCCAGCCCTGCTGCCGCTCGATGTTGTCGCATGGTTCGCATAGCGTTCCCATTTGCACGGCGCAGGGATAGCCGGCGACATTGCGCCGGTCATACTTCAAAGCCTTACGGTAAATATCGGCCAGCTTGCCGCCGGCCCCGCTAAAGATTGCTTCAATGCGGGCGAGGGAAGTTTGGCCGACTGCTACCTGCGTGCCGTCGCGGTGGCTCATCAGGTTATCGGCAAAGCAATACAGGCAGCCGTAAGCACAGTGACTGTGGCTATCCATGCTTACCGGCAGGGCGCAGTCAAAGCCGTCAGCGGTGAAGCGTATCCCGCCGTACTTGCGGAGTGGCTGGCGTACTACCTTGCAACGTTCCCCGCCCTTGCACTGGCCGCACTCGGCGCAGGTGTTGACAGTCTCGTAGCGCAGCGCCATTTAGTTTAAGCCTCCACCGGCGTATTCACCAGCTCGGCGAACTTGTCCGGGTCAATCTGGTGGTCAGTGAGTAGCGCGCCCTGTGCCTTTAACGTCAGCATGACGCGCTCAAAGTCCTTCGGCTTGCCGTAGTATTCCACGTAAAACCAGTTATGGTCGGCGGCCGTCTTGCCGGTGGCCGGCGGCGCGAACTGGTCAATCAGCGTCTGCATGTCAGGGCGCGGCGGCAGCTGGTTAACCAAGTTTTCAATTTCCATCTGGTCAAAGCCGGTTATCAGCATGTCAAATTCGCCGGTGTCCAGCTCCTGCAGCAAGTCCTTTAACTTCGGCATGTCCCACTCGCCGGCTATTTTGTTCAGCGCAAGGTTGAGCGCCTTTTCTTTGGCGAGCGGCAGGTTGACTATGCTGGCCTGAACGGCCTCGAGGCCCGCGTTATCTTCCAGCAGTACCTTGAGCCGCTGGTGGCCGCCTACCAGGTTGCCGGTGCGCTTGTTCCAAACGAGCGGGTCTACTACGCCGAATTCCTGCAGGCTGGCCTTTAGCTTTTCGTACTCCGGGTCGCCGGGCTGCAGGTCTTTACGCGGGTTATACTTGGCCGTTTTTATTTTGGCTACCGGTATCATGGCCACCTGAACATACTTGATAGGCATAGCTAAGCCGTCCTTTCGCCTTTCATGGCGCGCTCGGTGAGTTCTTTGGCCTTCGGGCTGACGACGGTTATCTCTGTCTTAATGGGCTGGCCGCGTTCGCCGGTCAGCTCCTGGCGCTCCACGTAGCCGCGTTCTTTGCCCTGCGTCTTGAGGTAAAAGATGATAGCCGTCATGTTGCCGCTGTTGATTTTCTGGTACAGCTTGGCTTCGGCGAAGTCCAGCATAGTTTCTTTCGCCTCATGCACGGCAGCTGCGACGGACGGGTAGTCTTTGACGTAGCGCTGAACGGTGCGGATTGTAACGCCGGCTTTCGGGGCGGCCAAGGTGAGCATACCCTTACACTCACCAAGTGCCTTGATAATACGCTCGGCAGTGTTATCGCGCTTTGTGGTATCGCCATTAGTGCCGGTCATTAGTAGACATTATAGCACCGATAGCAAGGCAGCCTGTCAAGTCCCCATATAAAAACGGCGACGCCGGGCGGGTGTATTATACCCTGCTCCGGCGTCGCCTAAAGCAATAAGGTTATCAATTTTAGACTGGCCGGGGCCGGTTATCTCTTGCGGAATTCCCGTTGATATTCACGCTGGGCTTTAACACATGCCTCGCAACGACAACCGGCATAAGAATATCCCGAATGTGTGCCATGTGATACCGGCCCTTTAGGGTGGTGCTCACCTGCGCTTATATTACAACTTAGATGTGAAAAGGCAATATTGTTCACGTCCCAAAATAGCGCAGTATCATGGTTCTGCCACGCCTTTTTGTGTTCAATTGAGAGCTGAGAAACTTCTCTGATTTCCTTACCACATCTGAAACAGAAGTTTTCGCCATGTCTCTTGAGTAAATCAAATAATACAATTCGGCATAGTTGATTGTGTGCTGTACCAAATGGCATACCAAGTTGTGCTGATTTTCTTTTATTGTCCCCAGGCATTTAAAACCACCCTGCTACCATTATAGCATATTCCTGCTACAAATGCTGGGTAAACAAAAGTGTAAAGTATTGTCAAGCGCCCGCCGGCCGGCGGCTACGCCAGTTTAATGTGAACTGCTATCCTACGGTATGCTGATGGTTTCCGGCAGAATGGTACTTTGGAGTTACGGGTGCGGGTGCAATAGTCATAGTAACTGCAGTACGTTACGTCACACTTTATACGCTTTGTTGGTTCGCTTTGCTTCACTCACAGTGCCTCATAATGTGTAGGCCGGCGGGGCGCAAATCCCGCCGGCCCAGCGAAAGGAGATACTCGGCTTCCCCGTAAACCGACATTTTAATTATAGCGCATGGTGTCAAGCCACGTCACTATACGCCCCCATTGTGCGGCAGGCGGGAGTCGTGGCCATTCATGATCTGCATAACAGCAGGCCGAATCCACCTGCGGGACAGTTCGTGCCATTCTTGCGGGTAAACAATCAAGCGATCTGCCGGCTGGTATAACTGGGCGTGCGGCATAAAGCCGGCCGCCCAAACGTTTTCAAGGTGCGCTACAGCGGCGCTGATTGTTTGGCCGCTAAAGGCCAGTAGGACATAGCAGCGTAGTTTACGCCGGTCAATTCCAGCGAACATCTTGCCGACGGCCTGCAGCGGCTTTAGCTGGGCCGGCGTGTCGCAGGCAAAGAACAGGTGTTTAAGCCGCAGGCCGCGCAACTCGTCGGCCATTCCCTGCGTCATTAAACGCACGTCCAGCCCGCCGGTGAATTCTATATTGCGCTGGGTGCGCAGCATGTCCAGCAAGATCGG